AAGCAGAAGACGGCAGACGAGATGCCTAAGTGACTGGAGTTCAGACGTGTGCTCTTCCGATCTCTTCTTTCGCTTTATTTGGTTACTATCTCTATCTCGAGATACTTCCAGTTCTTGTCAGAGAACACCTAGAAGAACAAGAAATCATGCACCAATTCGCTGGGGATAAAGAGAAGATTCGTTTCTACAGAGGGTTCAAGAAGTATTTCGATGGAGACTTCGGTCCAGAGGGACTGAAGAAGTGGTTTATGAATCACCCAAGATAATAAATAATTGCAAAAGGAGAATTTATGGCAGACGCACCAAAACCACTATCACGTTCAGAGCGTGAAGCACTCATCAAAGACAAAGCTGGATGGGTAATCACTGTTCTAGCTGCTTTACTAGCTATCAATACTCTAATGGGTGGTAGCAACTCAAGTAAAGTTCTAAACAATACAATCGAAGCTAACAATACTTGGGCATTCTATCAGGCTAAGTACATTAAAAGCACACTCGCTGAGATGGCGCTAGATGATGCTAAAAGATCGAATGATAAGAAAAAAGAAGCAGATTTATCTGCTAAGATTGCTCGATACGAATCCGATCCAGCATCTGGAGAAGGTAAAAAAGAATTGATGGCAAAGGCACGTAAATTAGAGGAAGATCGTGCAGTGGCAAAATCTCGTAGTCCATGGTACACTTATGGTGGTTCCCTACTACAGATCGCTATCGTTTTACTAACTGCAGCGATTCTTGCAGTTAACAATAGATTATATTATGCAAGTCTCGGAGTGGGTGGCTTAGCTGCTCTGCTAATGTCACAGGCAATATGGTTGTGGCTTCCAATAACACTATAACAAGGAAGAACGATGGCTGAAGAAGTAAAAGAAGTTAAGAAAGACGAAGACTGGATGCAGAAGAAATGGCGACAAGCCATGGGTAGGATGTACATGTTGGTCTGTACTTTAGATATGGCAGTTTTCCCAGTGTTATGGAGTCTGGTTCAAGTTCTACTTAAACAACCAGTGACTCAGTGGCAACCATTGACGCTACAGGGAGCAGGTTTGTTTCACTTAGCAATGGGTGCTGTTCTAGGTATCGCTGCTTTCGGACGTACACAAGAGAAGATTGCTGGAGCAGCTGCTAATCCAGCACCAGTAACTCCATCTGCAGTACCTGCTCCGATGGCTAGTGCTCCGATTCCTCGTCCAATGATGGCTGCTCCAGTCGCTGCACCTGTAGTTGAGTTGCATCCAGACGATCCACCGACTCGTAACACCCGAAACGACTGATCTCGTAATCCCCTACAGTCTGTAGGGTTATAAACCCCTGTAAGTTGTTGAATTTGCAGGGGTTTTTTGTTGCATAAATTTGTTGCCTTTAATTGCAATCTACTGTATAATTAAGGTATGAAAAATGAAAAAACGATAAAAAAATTAGGTGCTCTTAGTGGTTGGATTGGAATGGTACTGATTCATGGTGCGACTCTCCCAACAACTATTGGGGTGATTCTTGGATACTCAGATCGAGTTCCACCAATCAGTATGGTGATTCTTGTTTGGTCTGGTTTGATGCTGTTCTTGTTTAGAGCCATCGTGCAAAAAGATACTTTATACATAGTATCGAATGCAGTTGGATTCTTCTTTAACAGTATCTTGTTGGCTTTGATTGTTTTTAAATAAGGAATAGATCATGAGTGAATTTAAGTCTTGGGAAGAAATGTCTTTGTTGGAACAAATGCAATGCCAGTACTGGGATATGTATAAGGATGCCTATGGTGTTCGTCCTCGTGGTATTGATACATCCAGCTGGACTGAAGCAGACTTCGAGAATGAGTTTGCCAGTTTGGGTGCTGTGATTGAGCGAGAAGAAATTGCTCGCAAGGAAGCGGAAGCTAAGGCTAGAGTTCGGTTAGAAGCACAGATCGATTCACTGATCTCTGCTGGTGCTGTGAATCGTGCAGCTGCAATCAAGTGGATTCACGAAGCTGAAGGTACAGGTTTTGATGATGATTATCTGTGTTATACTCTTGGTTTACCCTATGGTTATTTTACTGTGAAAGAGGTGGCATAATGCGTGGTTCAATTCGTATGGCTGTTGGATTTTTGATGGTGTTTGGTGCAGTGGGTACTCTTGATGCTGATCCAACTGCATCACTGTCCTCTGTGATTTTGTTGGCAACTTTAGGATTATTGTCTATGTTGTCTGGTGTTAATGCAATGGAGAAGCAATGAATAAGTTTGCACGTATGAAAGAAAAGAATGCGATTGACAGTGAGATTCTGTTAATCACTCAGGAAGAATGTGCTGAAGTTAGCCAAGCGATAAGTAAGGTATTCAGGTTTGGTATGGAAGATGCACACCCAGTAACCAAGATTAACAACCGAGAACATCTCGAAGAAGAAATTGGTGACCTGATGTGTATGATTGACCTGCTGATTGATAATGGTATCGTTAGTGAAGCTGCTTGTTTAACTGCAAAGAATGAGAAGCTGAACAAGCTGATGACATGGTCTAACATTTTTAAGGAAGAAGTATGATTACGATTAAAGGTATCTCCAAACGACATATGCAACTCTTGGATGAGATGTGGGCATGCGACTCGTTTGAAGAATTCGAGCAGATGAAAGCATCGCATTCTGCAGAGGATCAGCTAATTATTGATTCGTTGATGCGTATGGTATTGGCTGAGGGTATTGACACTGATCTTGGAGATATGGCAGAAGCCAAAGAACTGCGGAGTAAATTCTAAGGATAGAAATCTATGATAACTTAGTGAATGTAAATTATGCAAGTAGACTGCATGATACTTTGATTCATCCAGACTTCCCATGGTATTATTTACCTACTACATCACCAACATATAAACCTGAAGATGTCCCATCGTTAACGCATATTTTTGATCATGATGAAGTTTCGATTAAAAAGTCTGAATTTATTGGAACTGCTTTAATTCTATTAGATCTATTTTCAGTTTCTACTGGATATGAGTTTGATAGAGTAATTCGAATGAGATCCAATCTAGTGATTGGATATCCAGGACTACAAAATATCCTGTCAACACCACAAATAGATTATGATATTCCACATCATGTGATATTATATTATGTATGTGGAAATGGTAATACAGTTTTCTTCAATGAAGATGGAAGTATTCTACAAGAAGTAGAATCAAAGGCTGGAAGATTCGTCATATTTAATGGAAGCATTATGCATTGTATAAGAGTCCCAGATGCAACAAGAGTTGTATTCAATTACAATGTAGTTCTAAAATAAAATTTGCTTTGTAAGAGACTATCATGTATAATAATAAAACACTGAAACGAAGAAATCCTATTGCAAAGGATTTGCGCACTCCAAAATATCGTCAGAGAGTTGTGGAGTCTAAGGTTCAGTACATTCGAAACCCTAAGCACAAGAAGGATATGTATGAGTCTCAACTATGAAGCAGAGTTGTACAAAGGTGGGCAACTCACCACTGTAAAGGTTGTTAAACATGAGTATGACAACATTGAAGTTACATTCAAGAGAAACCTAAAGGGCGAAACAGGTAAACCTATCATTGATAGTTCCTTTACTATGTTTTATACTGAACGAGAATTTAAAGAATTCTTTTTACCATTGATTAATGAATTGAAAGTGAGATTTGAAAATGAACTTGAACCTAGCAACTGATTTGGAACTACAACAAAATGTCCTCAAAAATTTGCGCACTAATGAACAAGGAATTCGGATTGTCTTCACCAAGAAAGATGGAACAGAACGATCAATGCTTTGTACCCTCTCAGAAGCGAAAATCCCGCAAGACAAACAACCAAAAACCGAAACGACCAGTAGCCAGACTTCTGGATCCGCAGTACGTGTCTTCGACTTAGAGAAATCTGAGTGGCGTAGTTTTCGTTGGGATAGTGTAACATCAATGGAGATTTGATATGAAGTTTGATAATTCAGCAGCATATATTTTTGTAGTACTACTTGTTGTAGCACTATTCATTCTTATACCTTTTGCAGTAGTATGGTCACTGAATATACTGTTTCCTGTTCTTGCAATTCCGTATACCTTTGAGACATGGTTAGCTGTTATTGTCCTCAGTGGTGTGTTTAAAACAACTGTTACAAAGAAATAATATGAGTATTCAATCAGAAGAAGATCGCAAGAAACTGCGTGGAGCAATCCAAGAAATCAGTGCATCAATGACACGCACAGAAGCTGAACGTGACTTGATTAAGGAAATCGTTAAGGAAATGTCAGATCAATTCCAGATCCCGAAGAAAACGATTAAGAAGATTGCAGTAACTTTCCACAAACAAAACCTTACTCAAGAGGTTGCAGACCACGAGGACTTCGTAGACCTATACGAGACTGTGACAAAATAGTGCTTGACACTAATTGCGTTTTGCGGTATAATATATTATAAATTGGAGGATTATTCCTATGGCGATAGCTGCAAAACGTAGAGCAAATGCTCATGCTTCTCTTAACCGAAAAGCTGATGAGCCGATGTTGGATCAAGACAACTACAATGTCTCAATTTCGAGAGCATTCCAATGGTATACTTTAAACGCAGACGACAAACTGCGTCGCAAGTATGCCATTGAGTATTTCGCAAAACAAGGCAAGAAAAAAGAAGTCATTGCCATCAGCAAGGCAGAAGACTATGACGTGCGCCAACTTGGTACACTCTGTCGTCTGATTGCAAATGGTAATACACTTTCTGAAGACCATATGGGTGCACTCAACAATATGGTTAAACATATCATGAGTAAAGAAGAACTACCTGCGAAAGTTAAAGAGGACAAAACAGTTATTGTTCCAGTAACTTCTATTCAAGATCGCATGGAAGAAAAGGAACATCAACTCGCTGCCGAGATTGATGCTGCAATTGATGATTTTGTTATCAATAGAACATCCGACTTCTCAACAAAGAACTATCTGCTAACCAATAGCGTTGCAGCACCTATTGCTAAACGTATTGGTGATATGTATGTTCGTACACTGGATGAGTTAAATGAGGCTCTTGCTGGTGAAGATGAACAACTGGTTGAAGGTTACTCTCATATCTCTAAACGAGAGCTGAAGAAATTCATTCAGTTTATGGAATCAATCGTTCAAGACTGTCAACAACAAGTGCAGACTGCTAAGGCATCTCGTTCGCCACGTAAGCGTAAGGCTACGAATCCTAACAAGGTAGTTGCCAAGATGAAGTATATGAAAGAGTTTGCTGAACTGAAACTCAAGTCATGCAATCCTGTTGACATTATCACTGCAACTGAG